CTTAAACTCACGCAGGGCGAAAACAGCAGCGTTACCAGAAAAGTGGATAATTTTTATAACAGCACTTATCTTGAGATGGAAAAGCTGGGGAAAGAATTATCTGATACTGTAAATAAAGCCTTTTCAGATAATATTCTTGATGAAAAAGAAATAAAGAAAATTGCAAGGCTTGAACAGAAATTTGCGAGATTACAAGCTGAACTTGCTACAAGTAACTTTGATGCAGGGCTGATTAAATTAGGCAAGAAGTTTGATGGAACCAAGCTTGACTCTGAGACATTTAAGAACTTACAGGCTGAACTTGCCACACAGGCAGAAGATGCTGAAAATAAATATCTTGAAGCGTATAGTAAGAATAGAGCAGGAATTAAGGCTGCATTTGATAAGGGAGGGATGTCTAAAGGACTCTATGAGAAGGGTATACAAAAAGAGGATGAGGCTTACCTTAAAAATGTAACTGAAATATATGAAAAGATTGCAAAGTTTCAGATAGAAGCTATTGAAAAAGCGAAAAAAGCGGGGCTTGACAATGCCTATAATTCTGCAATAGAAAGCAGGGCAAATCCAGATAGTTGGACATTAACGCCTGATTCAGTACTTGAAAATATGTGGGGAGAAGTCTCTGCTAAGTATAGTGCTAGTCTGCCAGGTATTAGCGAGCTTGTTGATAATATGAAGGGCACCACGGATAAGCTTGAGGAAATCAAAGGCAAATATAAGGAACTTGGCAAGGAAATCCCTACGGCTATAACTGAAATGATGGATAGAATATCAAGTGCGGGGACTATAGAAAACGGGGAATTCCCTATAAGCTATAATTCGTTTGAAATGGAAATAGGAAAACGTATAGCGAATAGTACGTATGCTGATACATACAAAGACATACTTAAAAATGTTGAGAGCAAGCTGCCTAAAGACTATAACCTTGTGCCTAAAAGGTTTTTTGACGATGCTGAACAGAAGTATAAGACATCAGGTGAAGAGGCATTAAAAAGAGCCAACCAAGGGTTTTCAGCATTTACTGAAACATACTTAAGAAACTGGTATAGTACGCATAATTTTAAGATTGATGCCAATGTAGCAATGAGGCTTACTCCTGAAATGCCAACATGGAGCGAAAAGCCAACGCTTAATATGCCGGGTGGTTCCAGCATAAAAGTATATCAGAATGCAGAAGGCGGTATATGGAATAGACCAATCCTTACAACTTTTGCTGAGAAAGGACCTGAGGCGGCTATACCGCTTGACAGAAGTAAACGTGCAATATCTTTATGGGAACAGGCAGGTGCATATCTTGGAATGAATCATAGGGTTGATGGTATAGATTTAAGTGGGGCAAGCGACACTACAAGGATAGAGTACAAGCCTACACTACAGTTCTATGGTGATGTACCAAGCAAGAAAGACCTTACTGAGGCTCTTAGTATATCACAGAGTGAGTTTAACAAATTAGCTGATAATTACAATAAGCTGAGAAGGAGGGTTGCATTTTAATCATGCGAGAATACATAACTAAGTCAGGAGATGCTTGGGATATAATAGCTAAAGAGGTGTATGGTGATGAAATGCACCTCTCTTTCTTAATGAAAAATAATGGGGATTTGTTAAATTATTTTATATTTTCATCGGGAATAGCTGTAAAAGTTTATGATCTGCCAGAAGAAACAGACGAGGAAGACGAAGATATTCCGGATTGGAGGGATTGATGGCATTATCAAGAAATGTTCGCCTGATATTTGTGAAAGAGGGTAAAGAGAGCAAGAAATCTACTGGAAGCAAAAATAAAACTACTACAATAACAAAAAGCAATGGGCAGGTAATACATACGGTTGTATATGGGGATAATCTATGGAATCTGGCCAAGAAGTATTTAGGAGCAGGGAATAAGTTCAATATTATCTATGATGCCAACAAGACCGCTATAGAGCAGTTAAGAAAGATGAAGGGATATAGTGTTCATTACAAAGGATATTGGATAACTCCCGGAATGAAGCTTGTTATACCTATAGAGAGTTCTTCACAAGCTGTTAAAAGTACCGGGAAAAAGAAAGTTAAGCCTGCAGGCAAAACAGAAAGTACCGATGATATAGTAAATTATATAACTGATTTCAGCTATACAGATGTAGCAGACGGAAAGTCAGACAGCATGTCACTTACATTATGCGATATAAAAAAAGAATGGTTAGGCAAAAAAAGACCGAAAAAAGGCAGCAGGTTTATTGCTAAGCTTGTATTGAATAATTTTGAAGAAAAAGCTAAAAAGAGAACCTTTGATTGTGGGAGCTTTACTATTGATGATATTTCATTTTCGGGCAGACCGCTGACCTGTAATATGAATGGGGTTAACATACCGGTATCAAATGATTTTAAAACTTTGCAAAAGACCAAAGTCTGGCAGAAAACAAATATTAAAAATATAGCTTTGTCCATATCTAAGAGTGCTGGTGTAAGCCTTGTATATGATGCAGACACAGTGAATATAGACGAGATAGAGCAAAATAATCAGGAGGACAGTACATTCTTATATGAGCTTTGCTCAAAGTACGGGCTTGCTATGAAGGTTTACAAGCAAAAGATTGTAATATTTGACATAGTCAGGTATGAAAAGAAAAAGGCAACGACTACAATCTCTGAAAAGGATATGCTCTCGTGGAATGCTAACACTACCATTGAGGGGACTTATACAGGAGTAAAGTTTAGTTATGCTAACCCTGTTAAGAATGTAAAGGGTACAAAGAAAAGTAAAGCAGGCAACAAAAAGAAGGAAGTAACCAAGGTTATGATTGGAAAAAAAGGCAGGCTGTTATATATAAACAATCAAACCTCTGGTAAGTATGATGCTGAACTTCAAGCTAAGGCAGCACTCAACACAGCAAACAGACAAGCAGAGACTATGAATATCACAATAATGGGTGGTAAGAAGCTTGTATCAACACAGTGCATAAAGATAAAGGGATTAAAGGGGCTTGATGGCAAGTATTTTATAGACGAAGTTAGACATAACTTAGGGAATGGTGGTTATGAAATGGAGCTAAGTCTGCACAAGGTTCAGAAACCTTTTTGAAAATGTGTACACCGGTGCACGGTGCTATCTGTTATAATGATATTATGAGAAGTTGCAGGATACAAAATATAAGGCTAAGGCAGTCATGTAGATGGCTGCCTTTTTGCATGGAGTCCACGAGATGATAAGAATAGGAACAGTAACCAATGTATACCCTGAGAATGGGAAGGTAAAAGTATATTACGAAGATTCAGAAAGCTCATCGCTCCCGCTTCCAATGATGTCGATGAATAAAGAACATTCAATGCCTGAAGTGGGCGATACAGTAGTTACATTGCATTTAGCAAATGGCAGTAGTAAAGGATTTTGCTTAGGTACTTACTTTGATGATGATTACTCCGGTGGAGAAAAATACATAAAGGAAATTGACGGCAAGGCATATGTGGAATGTTCAGAAGGCGAGTACTTACTAAAGTGTGAGGGAATAACTCTTGAAGCTAAGGAGGTTATGCTTAAGTGTGCAAAAGGTACTATAACACTGTCTGAGATTCTAAAAAAGCTATCCGACTATGATAAAAGGATTAGAGCAATTGAAGATAAGGCATAGGAGGTAAAGAATGGCAAAAATAGGCAACCTTGGGAAATTAATCACATTTGAAGTAAGCTCTAAAAAAGTCTTTACATTCAATGATATGTCAAGGAAGGCAAGCGGAAGATGGGCACAGCATGAAGTTATAAAGGGAAAGCCTAAATCTGAATTTTTAGGCGCAGGCCTTCAAGAGGTGTCCTTATCCATCTTACTGTCTTCAACACTGGGGATAAAGCCTAGGAAAACCTTGGAGCGCATTGTAAAGGCTGTTGAAAAAGGCGAACATTTCACTTTTGTAATAGGCGGTAAGCCTGTAAGCAAAAGTAAGTGGATAATAACCGAGGTAAGTGAAACTTGGGATGTAATTCTATCAAAGGGAGAATTAGTCCAGGCAAAGGTAGAGTTGAACTTACAAGAGTATAGATAGGAGGCAGTATGGAT